CGTCCGCCTCGATGGTCAGCACGTCATCCGGGTCATCCGTGATGGACGTGATGCGTACCAGCTGGTTGTCCAGCGCCAGCGTGCTGTCGGTGATGGACAGCAGGTCCATCGGTTCGAGCAGCGAATAGTCGGGACGCAGTTTAAAGCGGTAGGCATTCACCGTGTAGAGCTGGCGCTGCAGGATGATCTGCGCCACCTGCTTGGCCAGCGTGCCGGTCTTGATCGCGTGCAGGTTGATGGTCGGCATGACCCGCTCGCCGTTCAGGGCGATGTCGGCATCGTCCCAGGCTTCGGCCACGGCGGTGTTGTACTGGTGGCTGCGGTCCAGGTACTCGATGCGGACCCGGTTGTAGCGTTCGCTCTGTGGCTTGCGGATCAGCTCGACCGGCGGCTCGCCGGGCAGGAAGTCGTCATCTGTCAACGCATAGACCGGCGCCATGTTCGGGGTGTAAGTCTGGCCGTTGCCGGTCACCGCCTCGTCGGCATACGGGAGCACCTTCAGCACGCCCGCCGACCAGACAACCTCCGAGTTTGTGACGGCCATCAGCTCCTTCAGGAACTCCGCCGCCTGCCGCTGCGTCGTTTCTTCCGGGCTGATGAAGATCCCGCGCGCGATGCAGTAGGTCTGGAAGGAATTGGCCCCGGTGATCGTGCCGAGGTACGGGAACTGCGCGCCATGGCTGGCACTGCCGAGATAGTCGGCAAGGATGGCGGCCGGCTCTGCATCGTCGATGCCGGAACCGTAGGGCAGGAAGCCCGTCACCTCGAATGACAGCGTAGGGAGCCCGGCAGAGTGCCCGAGTTCCAGCCCGCTCGATGCGACGTAGGCCGTGTGATCGTAGGGAATCGCCTGCGATGGGTTGTAGGTCGACAGGAATGACCAGGTCGCCTGTCCGCCAGCCCCGCTGAACAGGGTCAGCCCCAGCTCCGCCAGCGAGGTGATCGCCTTGTCTTCGTAGACCGTACCGACCGCAGTGATAGGCCCCTCGGCCAGCGCCAGCATGACGGCCGTGCGGTAGATGTATGACGTGCTGGTGACCCCGCCGCCGCCCTTGCCGCCCTGCTCCTGCACGATGGCGGTTGAGCGGAAGTTCCCATACCAAATCAGCGCACCCGGCACGCGGGCCTTGCCGTAGACCAGCGGGATCGTGTCGCCGTAGACCGACCGCTGAAGCTGGATGCCCTGCAGCCGCTTCTCGGAGGTGGACTGGGTTTTGGCCCCGCCGATCAGGCCGCTCATTCGATCACCGTCCAGTAGCTGTGCAGCCGGTCGGCAAATGCGCGGCGCTCGACCAGCTCAACACGGCCGGCCGGCTGGTAAGCATGGATCATGAGCAGCTCGTCGATGATGATGGCGCCGTGTGACGCGGTACGGCCGAAGCGGAACATGGCCACGTCGCCGGCTTGTGGGGAATCGGTGCGCCGGGACTGGTCCAGCAGAAAGCCCATGAAGCGTTCTTCGTCTCGATGCAGGTACCAGGCGCGCGGATATGGGCGGGGGTCGAAGTCCGGCGCCACCAGCCCCACCGCGCGGAACACCTCCACCAGCAGCATGGCGCAGTCGACGCCGGCCGCCTTGACGTTCGCGGCATGGTGATACGGCGTACCGAGCCACGTCAGCGCCTCAGCAACGATTGCGGCCCTCATCCGGTGTACCACGCGGCCTGCTCGCTCTTGTTCTCCGGGCGCGGACGCATGTTTGATGGCAGCGCGGTGGTACCACCGTCATAGACCGTTTCCGGGGTTGGCACGTAGGGATACCCGCGAAAGTGCGCGAGGTTGCCGAACTTGGCCGAACAGGTGGCCTGCTTCTTGTCGCAGCCCAGCCGCACGCTGAAGGTATCGCCGGGCAGGACGCCGGGAGGCAGGGGCTGGATGAACTTCAACCGGCCGAACGATGCGGTATAGACCTTGACCATCCGCGTGACGCCGATACCGGCCCCAGACGTGAAGGTCACGATGCCCTGATCGTAGTAGCCGTCGCTGTCGGTCAGGCCGGTATCGATGTACGTCCGGTCTGAGGCGACAGCACTCACCGCTCCGGCGGTCGTGTGGCTGGCGGGATTGAGCGTGCAGCTTGCATCGTAGAGCCGATGCACACAGCCGGTCTGGATGATGTTGCGCGGCATCTGCACGTTGAGCAGGGCCAGGTCGCTATCCAGCATCAGCTTGACGCTCATGCGGCCCGCCTGCACGTCAGCCACTCGCCCTTGAAACCACGGCACAGCACCCGCCGACACATCGCCCGGCGTGGCCATGAACAGCTTGTCCATCCGCACCCGGCAGGAATCCAGAAAGCCCCACCGGCACGCCTGCAGGAATGGTTGGCCGTTGACCAGCACCGGGGCGGAGGGGTGATCGATCTGCGGGGTTATCTCCAATTCCAGCGTCTGCACCTCGACCCCGCGTTTCGTGGCGATGCTGCCGCGCTTGATGAGCAGGCCCGTGCTGTAGGTGTTTCCCGAAACGGTCAGCGGGACATCGAAGGAGGTAAAACGGGCGGTGGCTGCAACCGGCTGCGCATAGTCGAAGGTGAACAGCTCCGCCTTGACGTACTGCCCGCCCGCCAGCACCAGACCCGGGGCGCTACCGCCGGCCATCTTCATAGCTTCACCGACAGGAAATCGATGGCCTTCGACTGCCACATGTAGGTCATGAACTGCGTCAGGTCCATCTGCCCGGACAGGAACCGGCAGCGGTAGTAGAAAGAGCCGGTCCAGGTCAGCGCCTGCCCGCCCAGCGGCGCAGAGGTGAAGGTGATGATGCCGGTCGGTCCCACCGTGTAGTGCGTGGAGACGGTCTGCAGGACGCCCATCTTGTAGATCAGGGGGGCGCCGTTGAGGTTCTGGATCAACTCCGCGACGCCTGGCCCGCCGCTATTCTGGTATCGCGCCACCAGTTGAAATGCGGTTGTTGTGCCGTCACCAGTGCCGAACGGTTCAGCCGTCACGGAGTTGAAATCAGGATCGTTGTACAGGAACGTATCGAACTCGCCCCGGCAGGCGTTGAATAGCCCTGCAATGGCCTTCAAATCGCTGGTGACGCCCGGGCGATCGTTCAGGTACTCGAAGGCAAGGCTGAACTTGATGCGCGGATACAGCGCGTGTCCGATGCGCGACTCCTTGCCGCTCAGCGCCTCGATGACGGTGGATTTCCAGACGGGAGACCGTCCCCGGTTCCATGACAGCCCGGGGAGCGCGGGGAAGACCAGTGAGGTCATGTCGCGAAGCCGCGCCGCGCGTGCCCGCGAACTGCATCAGCCAGCAGCGCTGCATTGCCCGGGCGCTTCGCCCACTGCTCGATGCCGCGCGCATCCCATGCGCTGATGTTGATGATCGGTGCAGCGCCGCCACCCGTACCGCCGCCCACGCCGGCCATGTCGCGGACCGCGTTGGCCAGTTCGGCCGGCAGCACCATTTCTTCCTGGTGCAACTGCGTGACCGGGTTGACCCCGGCCGGGATGTTGAAGCCGCCCTCGGCGCTGAAGTTCGCGAAGGCTGCCGTGGCGGCAAAGGCTGCCGCCGCAGCGGGCGGAGCGAGAAACGGACCGACGATCGGGATGGCAGCCACCGAGGAAAACGCCGCCGCAGCCGCTTCCTTGGCGTGGATCATGATCGTCTTCATGGCCGCACCCTTGCCCATCACGACCTTCTGAAACATGGCCTTGCCCCAGTTCACCACCAGGTTGGCGACCATGTTGTCGAAGGCCCCGCCGAGCTGGGAGAACAGCCCGCGCACGCTCTTGGTGAAGCCCTGGGTACCGGCCAGCATGCCCTTTATCGCACCGGTCATGCCCGTCTGCATGCCGTCGAACATGTGGCGCCAGGTCTTGGTCTGCTCGACCATCGCCTGACCGTTGATCTCGCGCAGCCGCTGCTGGTGGCCGAGCGTCAGTGCCTGAATCTGCGCCTGAATCTGCGCGACCTTCACCGGGTCGTCATTCGACTGGGCCGCCAGTTGCAGATCCTGCTGTAGCGCCTGCTCGCGGATCGCGTACCGCTGCGCCTCGAAGGCCTGCTGCTGGGTCAGCAGTTCCGCCTTCGTGGCCTGGTTCAGCTCGACTTCCAGCCGGGCCGCGCTCTCGCGGGCATCGACTTCGGCAAGGGCTGCGTTCTGGACTGTCTGCGCCCGGATCTGGTCGATCTGGGCAATCTGGTCCGCCGCCTCGCGCTTGAGCTGGACGATGTGATTCTGGGCTGCGGCGTAGGCTTTGGATTCCAGCCCGTAGAACTCGCCGATGCGCTGGGCCTCTTTCTCGGCCAGCGCGATCTTCAGATCGTAGTTGTTGCGGGCGGCGGCTTCCTGGCCCTTCAGGTTCTCGATTTCGGCATCGAAGGCGTCCTTCGCGGCTTTGGCTGCCTCACGGGCAGCAGCGCGGGCGGCGGCCGAATCGCCTGAGCCGCCGGTTGATGCGCTGCCACCTTCGGGCGGCTTGATCGCGGTCTGCTTGCCGAAGGCGCTCGACATCGCATCCGTCACGCGGAGCTGCGCAGCTTCAGCCGATGCCACCACGTCGTCAAATGCCTTGGAGCCAATGTCCGTGATCTGGCCCATGCCGGCCTGCCATGCGGCCTTTGCGCCGGCGAAGTCAAAGCGCAGCGCCCGGCTGGCAACCTCCGAGAAGGTCAGGAACAGCACCACGAACTGCTGGATGGCGGCCTTGACGGCGGTGTAGACGGTGAACACCGCCACGCGGATGCCCTCAAAGGCCGCAATCAGCCCAATCATCGCCACGCGCATGACGGTCACCGCCTGCGGGCCGATGCTGGCGAACCAGTTGGCGAGTTCTGTCAGGCCCGGCAGCAACGCATCACCGATGGCTTTCTGCAGGCCGTCCATCACATCGCCAGCGTCGTTCATCGCGGCCCGGTAGGCTTCGACGGCAGCGGTGTTCTCCTCGCCGACCACCAGCCCCAGTTCTTCGGCCTTCTTGCGCGCCTCCTCCTGCGCCTCGGCGGTCAGGCGCAGCGTCGGAGCGACCGACTCCCAGGCCTTGCCGTAGATCTTCACGCCCTCGACGTTGCGGTCTGTGCCCTCCTTGAAGGTCAGCAGCCGCGCGTTGACATCGGTCATGATGTCCATCGTGGAGCGGAAGTTCCCGTTCGTGTCACGGGTGGCAACGCCGAGCTTGCCGAAGGCTTCTTCGTTGGTGTTGAGCTTCGCCGTGATCTTGCCGGCGGCGTTGGAAAGCTGTTCCTCAGTGACGTAGACATCACCGAGCGCCATCTTCAGGACTGACGCCTGCGTGGCCGAAATACCGAGCTGCTTGCCGAGCTTGGCCGACTCAACAGACAGATTGACGGAAGCGGCGACAGACTCCCGGAACGCGGCACCACCAGCCAGCACGGCAGCGAAGGCCGCCATCGCCACCTGCGCCTTGCCCAGCGCCGCCTGCAGGCTGCCGAAGCTCGACTGCATCTGCCCGACGGCATTCTTGACCGATGTCTGCGCACTCGCCAGTGCAGCATTCAGCCCGGTCGGATCGCCGGTAATGCCAAGGCTGATGTCTTTGTCGGTCATGGTTTCTTCGATGCTCCGGGAAATGCCGCCAGCGTGGCCAGCAGCGATTCAGCGTCGTCCTTCTTGTTCCGTCTCACGGGCTTGATGCCGAGGTAGGCCTGCACCATCAGGTTCAACGGCGGGCACTCATCGCAGTACTTGTTCCACGCCAGCAGTCGGGGGATGTCCCACTCGTTCCAGATCTGCGCCCACGAATGGCCGGTTGTCGCGACCAGGTGCGCGCCGATATGGTCCCAGTCAACCGGCCCTACGCTTTTCCCTTGCTGTCGCCCTCCGGGAACGAGACACCCATGAGCGCGTCAATGACCGGCTTCGTGTTGCGCAGGTCAATCAACTCCCCGACATCCGCCGGGGTGATCGCGGGGTAGTTGCGCTTGAGTGCTGCGTGCACGAGGTCGATGACCGCCGGGGCCATGTCCGCGATGTCCATGCCGCCCGCCTGAATGGCGGACAGCTTCGGGCCAAGCCGGATCACGTCGCCCAGCGACAGCGCGGGAATCACCCGCACATCGCCGCCAAAGTCGAACTCCACACCTGGAAACATGCGTTACTCCGAGGTGCCGTAGGTCATGACGTTGCCGGCAGAATCCGCGAAGGCCTCGAAGTCGAATTCAGGAATGTTGAAGTCATCCTGTTTCGTGGCAATCGAGAGCTTCGTGCTGATGCACTGGGGCAGACTGATAATCAGGTTCTTGCCCTGATACGGCAGCAGCAGATCGCAGCGGAAGGCCGGAGCGTAGCCCATCGGCTGATTGATGATGGTGCTGTTGGTCGCAGTCGTTGACGTGGCGGTGTACTTGTAGTCGATGAACACCGTGGTGCCCGTGTCGGCTGCGGCAAATACGTACACGCCAGCGGAGACGGTGTACTGGCCGGTGGTCGGGGCCGAAGCCACCCGCACCATCGGCAGACCGCTGGAATTGCGCACGCCCAGGTCGGCAGACCAGGTGCCGGAGTTCGGGATCTGCACATGCGTCGCGTCGGCGGCGGTTGAGCTGACCGTCAGGGTGAACGGCGTGGCCGGAATGGCCTTGCCCACCGTGTCATAGATGTCGTTGACGATCCCGGCGTTCAGCGTCTGGCCGAAGAAGATCGAGTTCCACATGCGCCCGGAAATCTGCGCGGCCTTCGCCTTGCCGCTGACCTTGCCTTTGCCACGACCGACCGCAATCGGAAACTGGTTCGAGCCGTGCAGCATCTTGTTCTCGAAGCTGATGTCCAGCGACACGTCCTGCAGTGCGCCGAACTGCACCGGCGTCGGGTTGCTGATCGCCGTGCCGGACGAATCCGAGAGCGGCGTGCCCCAGAGAATGCCGGCACCAAAACTGTATTGCGCCATGTGTAGTACTCCTTCCTCGATGATTGGCGGGGGGCCGTAGCCGTCCCAGGTGTAAACGGTAGAATCGAAAGTGACGTCGGTTTGGTCAAAGGTCGTCATTTACCGGCCCCTCACGCCTGCACCGCGAGGGTGCTGGCAGGTGTCATGTAGCGGACGACATAGCGCAGCTCTACGGCCAGCGCGGTCTGGTCGGCCTGCTCAAAATCGAACTTGGCCCCGGCCTCGATGATCCGGGCGCAGCGCCCGCCAAGCGTCTGATTGGCCATCAGTGCAGCGTGCACGGCCTCGATGGCCGGGTCTGATACCTGATCAGGTATCGCGCCCCTGCTGATCACCGTGACGCTCACGGTCAGATCGCGAACCGACAGCCCAGGGGCTGCACCGCGCAGCTCCACGGACTCATCTTCCGGTCGGATCACGAGCACCACGCCTTCAGCCCGCGTGACCGGAGCCTCGCGGGACCGGTACGCCGTCGCGCCGGCAACGCCATCCAGCAGAGTCTTGATCTGCGCAAGGATGGATTCCCGAATCGTCATGCCTGCAAGGTCGCCGTGCTGAATACGCCATCGTCAATGGCTATGACCTGCTGCACCGTGAAGGCTCGCCCGTCCACTGTGATCGAGTCGCCGTACTTCAGGCCCGGCAGGCTGGTCGTGACGAACTGCATCAGGTAGTCCGTGGTCTGCGCACCACCGGCGAACAGCTCACGGTCGGCCGCATCCAGAACGACCGTGGCCACGACTGCGCCATAGACGCAGACGACGCCAAAGTCGTCGAGGAATACGTCCAGCGGCTCGACGAACATCGGTTATGAGGCGTATTTGGCCGTTGCGTGCATCGAGGCGCTGGCAATCGCCGGACCGGTGACAATTGTCCCCACGTACCGGACATAAGCCTTTGTGACGGCCTTGCGCGGGACGGTGATCTTCTGGATCCCGGCGCCAGTCGCGGCCGTGAACGTCGCACCGGTGATGTCGGCTGCGCCCGTGCCGCCTGAGTCGTCGCACTCCTGGATCTTGCCGGTGATCGACCCGGTCAGTGCCCCGAGGTGCTGGGTAAACAGCAAATCACCCTCGATGCCTGTGACCGCCACACCCGTACCGGTGGCGGCGGCGGTGTTGGCGGCGCTCGCGGGGGCCAGCAGCACAACGGCGGTGCAGGCCTGTGCCTGATTATTCAGCATGGGATTCTCCTCTGGCGCGGGTTACCTTCGGCGCCGGCTTCGGTTGTTCGTCGTCCGGCGTTGCCCGCCGGGCCTTGTTCGCGGTGATGAGTTCGACCGCAAGGCCGGCGTCCTCGTCGAGGACTGTTCCTGCCTTTATGACGGTGGTCTGTCCTTCGCCCGTTCTCTTGAGGTAGGACAGCAGCACCTTGATCCGTGTGGTCTTCATTGGTACCTCGGTCAGTAAAAATGGGGCCGGCAGCAAGCCACCGGCCCCAATGCTCCCTGAGTGATCAGGTGATCGACGTTGCCAGGCTGAACGCGGCACCGTAGCGGAGCGCCACGTCGATGCTGGTGATGGCGCGAATGCCGACGACGCCGGCCTGGAAGTTGGCAAACGGGTTCACGTCAACCTGCAGCACACCCCACTCGGCCACGATCACCTGCGACCAGTCACCGAACAGCAGGTTCGCCGACGGGATCTGTATGGACGACATGGCCTGGAAACCGGCCATATTCGCATCCCACAAATTGCCATCCCAAAGAGGCGTGGCGGTGCCCGCGAACTTCACCCGCTGCATCAGCAGCTTGGCAACGGCAGACGTGGTGACGTAACCACCAGCAGCCGGCATGACGTTGGCAGTAGCAACATCGTCCTGGAGATCCAGCACGCCCGCATAACCGAGCGACGTACCGGTGACAGAGCCGACGCCGGAGGTGCCGATGATGCCCTGCGGCTGACCGGAACCACCCGAACCGGAGATGACGCCGGTATCGACCGCCAGAGCGGTTACCGCCGCCAGATCGGCCGTCACAAGGCCTTCAGCGCCAGGCGACGACTGCAGCAGCAGCTGCCGGCTGATCTCGGTATAGGCACCGACCGACTTCGGCGAGAGCGCAACCTGCTGGAAGGTCTGCGCCGATTCGGTGATGGTCGAGCCCTCGTTGGCGAGCCACACCGCAGTGGCAGAACCACTCTGGCGCGGGATCGTCACATTGCCCTGCAAACCGGACAGGCGCCGGGCGCCCATGCGATATGCAACCGACCGATTCCGCAGAATGTCGATGAAGCCGACGTTCACGGTATCGACCAGGTAGCCACCGGCACCAGCACTTGCGGCCGTCAGGTCGCGAGTAGATGCGTACTGACGTGTGAGCATCGCGCGCGGAACATCCACCGTTCGCGCCATAAGGTCGTATGGCACAAAGAACGTGTTGGGGTCGGCCATCTTCTGCAGGCGTTTGGAAATCTCGCGGGTGCACTCCAGCTCAAAGCCGGCCTGCGTCCAGTTCTTGTCGGCCGCAGCCTGCACAGCCCGGAACAGGCTGAACTGACGAACCTCACGCGGCGACAGGCCGAGATCGGTGACAGGCTTCGCATTGACCTGCCGCTGCTCGGCGATCTTCAGCAGATCGTCGGCGACTTCATCGATGCTCTGACCAGTGCCGACCCAGTGCGAGCGCACCGCGTCGTCGATCTTGTTGATACGGCACAGCTTCTCGATGGCGCTGATGCGCTGCTTCTCGTACTCCTCACCCGACCGCTTGAGGTCGGCGTTATCAACGGCGCTTGCGCCCGCCGAGGCGATGTCTGCAGTCGTCATAGTTTCTCCTTGTGGCGTTTATCGCCGTTACTTCTGAATTGCCTTCGCCATCCACGGCGCCCGGTAGGGCCGCGCCGCTGGCGCCTTGATCTCAGCCGGAGCTGATGCTGTTTGCGGGCTTTGTGCCTGCGTGTCCTGGTCGTCGTTGGGTTCGTCTCCGGCCCGGCCAACCCCGACGGTCGGATCAGCAGGGACAGTGACGAGGCTGTTTTCGTAGGGTTCCCAGTCCATCACGCGGAAAACTGGTGTTTTGTCGGCCGCCCGCTCAATCGGCTGCCCGTGCGCCTCATCGAGCGCACGCAGGAACGCGGCCCGGTCATGCGTGCCGGTCTCCGCGAAACGCCGCATGACGCTGCGGAACTGGCGGCAGTCGTGCTCAACGTGAAGCTCGCCGCCGTCCTTCTTCGTCGTGACTTCGACGATCTTGTGGATGATGTAGCCGACAGATGCCTTCGTCAGGACACCGGACTTGACCAGCGCAATGGTGTCGCGACCGTCCTGCGTGGCCGCCGTGAGGCGCACGGTGCCGCGCACCTTGCCATCCTCAGCGACGACTGAACCGCCAACGTGCACGCCGCGCAGTTGGTTCCAGTCATGGTTGAACAGCACTGGCGCGTCGTCGTTCAGCCGATCCAGACGTACCGAGCCGGGCTTGCAGTCCAGCACTTCGATGCCGAACCAGCGTTCATAGGGCTGCTCTGACGCGAAGGCCACCTCGACGAGGTGATCACCTTCCTCTGAATCAGCCTCGTTCGCCCGCGCATCGATCTTTGCGAACCTGTTGAGCGTGAGTTGTTTCATGCTTTCCCCACAAAAGAAAAAACCCGCTTTGGCGGGTTCTGGGTTGGTGCGTCTGCGTCTTCCTCGTCAGGCGGGTCATCGTCTGGCGGTGGCGGTGCGGGCGGCGGGTCTTCCTTCGCGTACATCTCCGGACTGGTCTCAAACACCAGACCGAGGCCGTCCATCATCTCGAGCTCGTCGGCCCGCTCGGTCATGACGTCTTCAATGTCCTGACCGCCGGCCGTCTCCGCAATCACCTGGCTGACAGTCTTGAAGCCGGCCGTCACCGCCTCGCGGTAGGCCGTGACTTCCTTCGTCGGATCCACCCACGACCAGCCGCGCGGCTTGAACCGCACCTGCTCGTATTTCTCGATATTCATCGCGTACCCGGCTGGGGTGATGCCGGGGATCGCCTTCGACAACGCAGCGGCCTGCATCCACTGGCGATGGAGCGGCTCACGGAATGAGCGGATCCACCACAACTGCAGCGCCCGCCAGCAGTCACGGTCATCCAGCAGGGCCAGCCGCGAAGAGCTGTAATTGCTTTGCGAGTAGTCCCGCGAGAGCGATTCGTATGACACGTCTGAACCCGCTGCAACCTCACGCAGCATGTAGCGCATGAAGGCGTCCATCGCCGCATTCGGGCGATTCGGCGCGATCATCTGGAACTTTTCACCGGGCCGCAGCCGGAGATTGATGCCCGGCTCGATCTCGTTCTGGTATGTCCCATCGTCCTGGAGCTCGTCGCCCGCGCCGGTCGTATCCTCCGACTCAGTGACGCCGAGGTAGTTGGCAGCGCCGCGCGCGGCGATGATCTCGGCCTCGCTGTACCCGTCCATGTCGTTCAGCTTGCGGGCGACGGCGTGCAGCCATGGCTCTCCACGGGTCTGCGGCCAGCGCGTCACGACCCGGACATGGAACATGTCGGCGGCCGGGACACGGATGATCTGCTCCGGACCGACATCCCGCAGCCAGCGCACCTCGTTCGGGTGGCGGGATCGAACGTAATAGGCCACCGGGCGATAGAATTCGTCCATCTCCACGCCCATGCGCACGCTCGCATTGGCCACGGATGGGCTTTCGTATTCCTCGGCGATACGCTCCGCCTCGATCAGTTCCAGCGCGAGCGGGATACCCGATTCGCCGAACGGCCGACGGTGGATCCGGATGAAGGCCTCGCCCGTCTCGAACACCTGGGCCATGGCCGCCCGCTCGAGGTCCGCGAAGTGCAGCGTCCCGCCCGTGTGGCAATAGTCCGCGCGCGACCAAGCACGCCATGCGGTTTCGATCGCGGTATTCACGCCCTGGTGCATGGCGCTCCGCGTGTTCTGCACCTTCGCCTGCAGGCCGATGCCAGTCCCGATCACGTTGTTGACGATCAGGGTCCGGGCACGGCGGCCATAACCGGCATCCCGAACCAACTGCCGCGACCGGGCACGCAGCAAGCGCAAGCTGCTGACAAGCTCTGAATCAGCAGACCCGTTCGATGTCGTCCAGTCGGCTGTCAGGCGAGACTGACGGGCGGCGGCGTACATGCGACTGTTTCCGCGCGGCTCGGGGTGCTTGTGCCCAGATGGCGGCGCTTTCTTCGCAGAACTACTCAGGACCGCTTGGCCCAGCGGGGTCTCATACCAAGGTTTATCCACGGCTGAACCTCACATAACTGCGCCGGCTGTCCGGGCGACCGGCCGCACCTTCCTCGGCCTGAACCTCATATTTCAACCGCGACCGCTCGGCCAGCAGGTCGCTGCGGTCCCATCGGTCCAAAGACCGACCGCCGATCTGATACCGGGCTGCCGTCAGGTTGTTGGCATTCAGCAAGTAGGCCTCGATGGCATCCAGCATCTGCCGGGCAATCGAACGAGACTCGCGGGCGCCAGCGGCACTGAAGTCCGGCTGAACCTGCACTTCGCCGGATGCGGCCAGGAATCGCGTGCTGCCACTGGTGACGTATGCCTGCCAGCCATAGCGGCCCGCCGCAATGCTGGCGGTGGCGGCAGCTGCTTTGGTGATGACGAACGACGACCCGCTGGCAACAATGTCCGCACCGCTGACGGAAAACGACGAGGCGGCGTTCTTGAAGTGATAGGCCAGCGTCCACGTCACGGCCGGATAACCGGCGAACTCGCGCGTCCACGTCCACGTGTTGCCTGCGCCAAGTTCAAGCGGTTCGGTGTTCATCGCCAGTTGGTTGTCCAGTTACGTCTGTGCGTGACCGGCTGCCGCTGTGGCTGCCGGAATGTTTCAGCCGGTGACTGGTTCACAGTCTCGGCCTGGTCGGGTGTCTGGGGCGGCCCGGCGCTGTCGAGGTTGGCCGCCCGCCGTCCCAGCAGGGCCGCACCACCGCGACCGATCATCGCCGCGAAGGCATAAACCCAGCAGTCAAGCGCCTCCTGCCTGACGCCGGTCGAGCGCGGCTTCCACGCCTTCACCTTGCGGCCATTGACCTGCCGGTAAACAAGCGTCTCGCTCGTGAGCTGGTCCAGATATTCTTCGTCGGTCGCCGCATCAAAGTGCGTGTAACCCGGGCCGGGTTCCTTCCCGTGCTTCAGTTGCCCGTAGAGCACATCCTTGATCGTGTCGACACCGACCGGCCACACATCGAGGCGTTTCTTCCCGCCCCTGCTGGCTCGCTTCGGCCACGCCATCCGACCCGGCCCACCGATGCCCTTGATGGCCCACACTCGCCGGCCCTTCCGGGCTGCGCAGTACGTGTAGACCTGTTCGGTAAAGTGGCCGCCGGAGTCCACCGCGCAGGCCTCGCAGATCAGCGTTCGGCCGTCGTCGGTCGTGAACCGTTCCGCCAGTAAGCCGTCGTGATCTGACCAGACGCTGCCGGATCCGGTATTACCCGGCCCACCGCGCAGGATGTCGTGCTTGATGCGCCATTTCTCGCCGTCGCGCCCCCACCCCCAGAGCGTCGACTCCAGGCGGTCGTCCTGAACGTCGGTTCCGCGGGTCAGCATCACGATTCCGGCGGGCAGGCTGGCAGCGGTGTAGCTTTCCCG